GTCAGGAATAGTAATCATTAAATACCCGATCTAAAACAAACACTCGAAAGGAAACACAATGGCACACGCAACACGTATAGAAGATGGAATAGTTCGGGAAGTAATCGGTGTCCCTGACGACCATGATGCAACAGAATCGGATGCAGCAATCGAAGCGTTCATTCACAGTATCGGTTTGAGCGGTACTTGGATTCGTACCAGTTACAACGGCAACATCCGTGGAACGTATGCGGGTATCGGGTTCGCGTATGACAGCGAAGCAGATGTGTTCGTTGCACCTGTCGTTGAAGAGGTTGAAGAAACATTAGTGCTGGAACCTGTCTCGTAACACTCACCCATTCACGTAACCCCAGCATTCCGCTGGGGTTTTTTCATACCCGAAAGTAGACACATGCCCGAATGGATCAACACACCCACCGAACTCGCAACCATCGTTGGCATTGGTGCATCAGTAATCGGTGTCCTGTTTTGGATTGTTCGCACCAAAGTGAATGAGGTGCTGCATGAAACTAAACCTAACTCGGGTACTTCCCTGCGCGATGCTGTTGATCGTATCGAGGGTCACATGATTCGGATTGAATCCAAGATTGACGGCCACGTTTCGTGGCATTTAGAAAAGGAGTAAACGTGTACGAGTTCAATGAATTGTTGTACAAGATTGCCGCGTCACCTGTTGGTGTCGCGCTCAAGGTGGGTGTGTGGGCTGCCATCGGTTGGCTTGTAGCCAACGTGGACTCTTTGAACCTACATCCTGCAATTGCTGTAGCGATTGCTGCTGGTGGTGTGGTTCTCACGGATGCATTGAACCCTGAAGATATTCGTTTCGGTAAAGGTGCAATGTGATGAGTAAAACTATTAAGGGTTGGGATGTTATCCCAACAATGTCTGATAAGCGGATGCGCTTGTTTATGGTTCCGGGCACGAAGCGTCACTTGCGTTTGCGTAAAGATGTCGGCGGGTATCTGGTTGCTTTCGCTGCCGAATATCACCGCGTCATTCGACCGATTGATGTGGGTACGTTTGATGATTGGGCGTGGACCGCACCTCGTAAGGGCCGCGCATCCAGTAGCGTCTCGGATCATTGTGGTGGTGTAGCAATAGATGTGAATGCCAGCCAAGAAGGTTCCCAGTCGAAGTCGAACGTGTGGTGGAAACGTCACCCTGTGAAGGCTCTTCGCATGAAGCGGTTACTGAACCAGTACAAACTTCTTGAATGGGGCGGTAACTACCGCAACTTTTATGACCCCATGCATTTCGTTATTAAAACCCCAAGTGTTGCTGCAGTTAAGGCTGAAATGAAACGTCTTGGCATTACACCCACTGGAAGAATTAAGGTTCAAGGGAAGGTTTAATCGTGTCGGAGAACAAGGCGATTGTTAATGATCTTCCGTTCGCTTTAGGTACGGATGTCATTGAAGCCCTTGCTCGTTATGACCGTAACGATTTCGCTGCGGACTATGCGATAGGTAACCAGCCGTGGCTCAGTGCGATGACGAAGGAAGATAAGTATTCCCGTGTAACGACACAGTTCCAGAAGGAACGTATCGATCAGGGTGCGTCCGCTGGTGAAAACACTTTGTCTAACTGGTGGTTGCGTTCTTCTACTTCGTGGCATCGTGGTGCTGGTGCAGATTTTTATGACGCGGATGAAGGGGATTTGTTTCGGTTCCGTGAGTCAGCGAATATTGATGTGTGGGAGCAAGGTCATTTGACTTTGCTTCCAGACACTGAACGTGTCTTCACTACTGGCGCATCGCAGGCTACTCCGTGCGCTCTTGGTGTGTGGTTTATTTCCGGTGGTGATGTGTATTTGTATCGTGCTTCCACGGACACGATTGAGGAGATCACTGGGTTTACTGGTGTGGCGTTGCGTCTTGCAACGGATGGCTGTTCCGCGTTGGTGGGTGCAGCGGATGGCTTGTATGAGATTAATAGTTCTTTGACGGTGGTGAAGTTGTATTCACCACCTACTGGTTCTGCCACGTGGGATGTGCAAGCGTTGGGTTACGTGAAGGACCGCATTATTGTGTGTGCGCAAATCACTGACGCTACCCCGATGCGCGTGTTTGAGTTGGGTAGGAACCCTGCATCCCCGCCAGTTGCTGTGGTGTTGGTTGATGATTCACGTTATGCATACAAGTCCACGAGCCTGTCTTTTGCTGCGGTGACGGAGACTACGTCAGCGATTCTTGTTGCCACGAACACGGGGATTCAGTCTCGAGTTATTTCGTTCACTATTGATACCAGTGTTGGTGGTAACAGTGCCATGCTGGAACCGATTGTGGTTGCGGAGTTCCCTATTGGTGAAGTTGTTCGCGCAATGAAATCCTACCTGTCAACCTACGTTGTTACTGCCACGAACCGTGGGGTTCGTGTGGGTACAGAGTCACAGAACGGTTTGGGTTTAACGTACGGCCCGTTGACTCTTGAGGATGACGTTTACGGTTTGGCTTTCAATGGCGAGTACGTGTATGCGACTCGCCGTGTGACCCGGTTGAGTGCGCAGGGTTTGTGGCGTATCGATCTTGGCATGGAGGTGGGTGACGTATTCGCGTACGCCACCGACTTGTCCATTACTGATGAGGCTCCTACGAGTGTGGCGTTCATTGGTACTACTGGTCGGGCGTTGATCACGACAGCGGATTCGGTGTTTGTTCAGCATGCTACGAGGAAGGCTGAGAGTGGGTATCTTGCTAGCGGTCTTATTCGTTTTGGTACTACGGAAAGGAAGCAACCTGTCTCTGCGGCGATTCGTTCTGGGGTAGGTGTTGGGACTTTAGGTCTTTCCATTTCGGATAGTAGTGGTGCATCGGCAGGCTTCGAGTCTTTACCGTTGGGTGGCACGTTGAACATTCCGGTGTCGGCTGAGTTGCAGCCGAACACTGAGTTCGAGGTGACTATCACAATGAATCGTGGTGGTGACGGCGGTACTGGTGGTCCTTTGCTGGAGGAGTGGCAGTTGCGGGCGTTGCCTGCACCTGTGCGTTCACGAACGATCACTGTCCCGTTGATGTTGATGCATGAGGAGCGGGACGCGAATGGTGTTATTCGCGCTTCGGATCCGTGGAAACGATTGCAAGCATTGGAACAACTTGAACAATCCGGTGGTGCTTGCATGTTTCAAGACTTCTCTACTGGGGAGGAACGCATCTGTGTGGTGCGTGCCGTGCAGTTCGAGCAGGCTAACCCGCCTTCGTTTACGCAGGGTTTCGGTGGTGTTGTAACGGTGCAGTTACAGACTGTGGATGTGGAGATCTAATGTTGTCTTCACTAATCCCTTTGGTCACTTCAGGATCAACTGACCCACTGGTGGCTGAGGTTCGGTTGGCTTTGAATCTGCCCGGTGATGACTGTTTGGATACTGGTTTATCGGAAGTGATTCGCGGGTATCAGCGGGCGCGGGGGATCCCTGCGCACGGGCTGGTTGATGAACAACTATTGGAGTACTTAGGGATAACCCTGTAACAGATGTAACAAAAGAGAAGGGCAGGCATAGCGCCTGCCCTCCTTTTTTTGTGCCTATTTACCTATCTCATCGATAGATGTAGCGACTATCTCGTGTCTTCGTGCCGTGTTCATGACTGGTTTGAACGATCCAATCAACTCTTCCCAGCACGGGTCACACAAGTCCCCCGTGTAGCGGCGCTTGCCGCGTTGCGCGATCCACTGTGTTACTTCTACCCCGTTGGATCTCTTGTTACAGCGGTCGCATACGACCACCTGTATCTTCGCCATCCTGCTCACCTCTCAGCCACTCTCTTGAGTGGAACGACATTTCCTGTCAGTGAGATAGGGAACATGGTTTGCCCCTTCAAACGCTTATCCCTGTTTATTCGGTCCCCCGTTAGACCCAAATATCTCTCAGTCATAGTAACGCTTCGGTGATGCAATTGTGTTTGAACTAGCCGCAACGCGCCGTCCGTGCCCATCTCCACGAGTGAGTCGAACCATGCTCGTGCCCCGGATCGGCGAAGGCAATGCATGCCTTCCCAGTGGGTGTCTTCCCAACCGTACGCGTCAAGGCAACGCTTGATGAGGTCTTCAGGCTTGCTGATTTTACCGTTGGGGTTATAGGTATTACTGTCTCTGAAGCCTCGCGCTACTGGAGGTATCAGTTTCCATTTCGGATCCAATGGACCCATCACACTTTGGTAGTAGGTGAGCCATCTGCGTAACTCGATGTCGAGTTCGGTACTGATCGGCATCCGGTCGAAGTCGTTTGTTTTCTG